TCGACGATCTGCAGCGACACCGCGCGCCGCTTCTTGTCGCCCTCGTATTCCATCTGCGAGGCGGCGGTGACGTGCACCCGCGCCTGCAGCATGAAACTCTTCCCGACGTCGGGCAGCGTCATCGACAGCTTCTCGAGCACGTCGTCGTCCAGGTGCAGCGACAGGCCGCCCGGATAGCGCGGGCCCTCGGGCACGTCGGCGCTCGCGACCAGCGACTCCTGGGTGCGTGCCGGCAGCTTCATGCTTTTCAGGTCCACGATCAGCCTCCCACTTCCGCGCGCGGAATGATCCCAAGGATCGTCAGCGGCAGCGGCTCCGTCATGCGGATCAGCACCGAGCCGTGCTTGTTGTATTCCGGCGAGATGTGCACCTCGAGGGTGTCGGTCACCAGGCCGGTCGTCTCCCACGCGTTGCGCGAGTAGCGGCGCATGCGCGCCTCGTGCCCCGCTTCGAACTCCGCCGAGCTCTGGTGCACCAGGAGCGTGACGCTGCCGACGCGCTTCTTGCTGTCGCGGATCTCCTGGCCGCCGACGTCGAGCGCGAGCGTCTCCACTTCCATGGTGTAGGGCAGGCCGATATGCACGTTGGTGTAGCCGATGCCCTCCTCGTCGCCAGGCTCCGGCAGATAGACCGTGCCGCCGGTCACCACCGGCGCGCCCTCCTCGCTGCCGTTGAAGAGCGCCACGCCGTCGGCGATCACCGCGACCGTCTTGCCCTCGAGGTGATCGAGCCCCGCGAACGTCGTCGCCGGCGTCTCCTCGGAGTAGCTCAGGCCGCTGTCGACGAAGAACATATCGGCGTGCGTGTAGTTGGTGCGGAGCTCTCGCTGCTCGAGCTTCTCGATGTAGCGCTTCTGCGCGCCGCCAATGTCGCGCCGCACGATCACGTAGAGCACGTCCTGGTCGGCCTCGGGCACCACGCACACGTCCTCGATCAGGCCGTCGGTGGTGTGGCGGTGCCACCCCCAAATGTCCTGGTCCGGGATGTAGGTCAGCCCGAGCAGGCGGCCCTCGTTGTCGCACGACCAGACGATCGAGTGCGGCGTCTGCTGGAAGTCGGTGTAGTAGATCTGCTTCCGCTCGAAGAGGTGCGCGCTGTAGATCGACAGGTCGCGGCCGGCGAGGCCCTGGTTCTGCTCCTGGAAGGCGAGCTCGCGGAGCACGTTGCCGCGGGCCTGCACGTAGATGATCGTCGAGCCCACGACCACCGGGCGCGCCCAGGGCAGCACCCCGACATACGTCTCCTGCTCGGCGTCGATCGAGCTCGGCGTGATCGGGTTCTTCCGCCCACCGCCGCCGGTCAGCGTCCACTCGCCGCCGTCGGTCATCAGGATCAGCCCCCAGGCGTGCGCGATCATGTGGCGGATCGGGTGGTGGTTGTTGCCGGCCAGGCGGAACGTGACGCTGTCGTCGTCCTGGAGCGGCGTGCTGATCCCGAAGTTGTGCGGGAACCCGATGCGCGAGCCCCAGATCCCGTCTGGGTTCGCGAACGTGTTGGCGAAGAACTGCCGCTGCTGGTAGTTGCTCGAGCAGGCCGGATACTTGCCGGTGACCGAGAAGAGGATCCGGTCCTGCGGAGGCGTCAGCCCAAAGTCGGCGGTCTGGCCGGCATGCTTAAAGCTGTTGGACTCCGCGGTCCCGATATAACCGAACACTCCGTTTTCGTAGGGATCGCAGTAGACGCGATACTCCTCGGCCCCCGACACCGCGGTCCACGACAGCGTGTGGGGCGAGCTCAGGGTCGGCTCGTCGGCCAGGGTCGCGCTCGCGATCGAGCTCGGGGGCGACTCCTCGAAGGTGTCCGCGGCCGCCGACGTCACGACATACTTGAACGTGCGCGTGCCGGCCGGCCCGGTCGTCGCGCTCAGGCCCGACGGCGCAGTCGCGGCGCTGCCGGTGGTGACGACGCGCAGCACCCAGCGATCGGCCTCCTCGAAGATGAGCTCCCGCGGCGCGTAGTCCGGGTGCGTCAGCATGAGCACGTTGCCGCTCTGGTTCCACTGCGGAATGTCCTCGAGCGTGTAGGGGGTCGGCACCTCGAGGATCGCGCCGGTCAGGGCATACCAGTAGGTCGCGTTGGGCGGCGCGTTGCCGGTGGTGTTGGCAATGCAGTAGTAGTTGGTGCCGCCCGAGCTCACGACGTCGCCTGGCACGTAGGCGGTGCCGCCGTCGTAGGCCGGCACGCTCTCCACCTCGATCGCCGCGCCGTTGTGAAAGAACCGGATGTAGCCCGCGCCGAACTCGAGCAGGTAGCCCTCGCCGCTGATCGATCCGACGAACCGCGCCAGGCGCGTGCCGTAGGTGTTGGTCTTGCACGGGTCGACGAAGCGCAGGCCGGCGCGGTTGCTGACTCCGCCCTCCTTCCGGACGAAGAAGTTGTGGCAGGTCTTGAGGCCCGTCTGATACTTCGCCAGGTCGGCCCGCGCGTGGAGCGCCGGCGCGAGCTCGCCGGCGGCGAACGATCGCTGCACCAGGCTGTTCATCGTTCGCGGATCCACGGTGCGTCGGACGTCTCGAGCGTCTTCTGCTCTTCGTTCGCGACCACCTCCTTGGCCGCCAGGATCGCGGCCTCATACTGCGCCCGGCAATACTTCGCCTTCTCGGTGTCGCGCGCCAGCGGCAGCGCCAGGTTCTCCGCCACGCGCCAGATCAGCGCCTCGCGGAAGAGCGGGTCGCCCTGCTGCGCCGGGCACGCCATGCGCGCGGTGTATTCCAGCTGCACCGGGATCGCGCCGAGCCCGTTCGCGTCCGCCGCGGTGATCGGCACGTTGGTGTAGATCAGATACCCCGTGCCGTCGGTGCCGATGCGGAACTGCGGCGGGTCCGGGTCGGGCCCGCGCTGCTCGAGCTCCTGGCTGACGATGCGCCGCGCGCGCACCATGTTGGTCGGCGCGCGGTAGGCATACTTCCAGTCCTTGTTGACCCAGTCGTCCTCCGCGCCGTCGACGAGCACCAGGTCGGCGTAGCGCGTAGCGAACGCCCAGGGGAAGTCGCGCAGCACCGCCTCGACCACCACCCGGAAGTTGAGCCGCGCCTTGTAGGCCTCCTCGCTGACGTCCGTCGCGATATCGGAGATCTGCTTGCCGATGCCGATACGTGACAGCGCGACGTTCACCAGGTGCGTCGTCCAGGGCGCGCAGAGATCGGAGAAGTCCGGCTCGTCGCCAGGGTCGCCCCCAGGGAAGCCTTCACCGTCGCCGCCGTCTGGCTCCTCCGGCTCCTCGGGTGGTCCAGGGTTGGTCGGCCAGGGGCCCGTGCCGCCTGGCGACTCCGGCTCGGTCGGAATGTGCTCGCCGTTGCAGCCGAAACCGTTGTTGCCCGTGCACCCTTCGATCGCGAAGAGCGCGAACCATCCGTAGTTCACGCCGTTGCTGTTCAGCAGCGCGCCGACGCTGAAGCCGTCGACCTGGCCGGTCGTGATCCCCGTGGTCGTGTTCGCGCCGGTGTGCGTGGCGGAGTTGCTGCCGGTGTGCGACGGGTCGCGCGTGCAGCCGCTCGAGCTCGTCTCGGCGTAGACCTGGACGAACACCGGCCGGCGATTCGGCGCAGGCGAGATCGAGATCGTGCGCGAGGCGCTGCCGTCCCCCGTGTAGCTGCCGAACGCCACCACCGCCGCCTCGGTCGGTGAGCTCAGGCCGTCGCTTCGACGCCAGACCGCCCAGGCTTGCGACGTCGTCAGCGCGTGCAGCGCCGCATCACTGGTGAACTGCCCGGTGCCGAAGGTGACGCCGGCGAGCGGCGCGGCCGGCGAGAAGTTGGTGATGTTCCCCGCGGCCTGCGCCGGGCCCTTCAAGTAGAGCCGCTTGGTGGTCACCGCGGTGGTGCCCTCGGCGATCAGGTGCATGAACTGCGGGACGAAGCCTTCGACCGGCAGCTTGTTGATCGTCGCGGTGTCGGTGTCCTTGTGCGCGATCGTCCCGGTGATCAGGAAACGCATCGACGGGTCGCTGACCGCAATGTATTGGTAGACGACCGTGTTGGCGTTCACCTCCTGGTCCGCGCCGGCAATCCGCACCCGGAACTGGAACTGCACCACGTCCTCGCCATCCGCCGGCGTGAAGGCGGGGTCGGCCTCGGCGTGGGCGATACCGGGATAGATGCCCGTCTGCAGCGCGGTGTGCGAGCCCTGGCCGGCGGACAGCCAGAAGGTGCCGCCGCCGAACGCTCCCGACGTCGGGCGGATCCACAGCCAGTGCACCGGCTGGCGGAAGATCAGGTCCTGGCCCGTGCCGTTGCCGGTGTAGGTGCCGGCGTGCACGATGAACGTGCCGATCGGTGGAGCCAGGCCGCGCTTCGCCCAGGGCGTGCGCGGATAGGGCGTGTTGTGCGGACCGGTCCCGAGGTTCAGGTTCGCGCTCGGGTCGGTGCCCAGGGCCTCCTGCTCGTCGTCGCGGTAGTCGCACGTGGTGAACTTGCCCACGAGCTCGACGCTGGCGTTCAGCGAGGCGATCGTCGCCGCGGTCGCGTCCGCCGCCTTGGTGTGCCGGAGGATCACCGGCGTGACGTCCTCGAAGGGGTCCTCGTCCTCCGCTGTCTCGGTCGAGTAGATCAGCGAGTTGCCGCCCAGGGAGGCTGACTGCGTCACCGCGGTGTCGACCGCGCCGGCTCCGTTGATGTTGTAGCCCAGCGAGCCGCTCGGCGCGCCGCCGCGCTTGCTGTAGGCCTGCACCTGGATGGCGGTCGCGCCGTAGCCGGCGGCCCCCGGATCGTTGTCGACCACCTGGGTGCTGTCGGTGTCGACCTGGACGAGCGCGCCGCTGGTGCTCGAGGTGAGCTCCGCCGGCACGAAGCCGAACGCATTCTGCGCGAGCACGCGCACGTTGCCGGTCCAGCCCGCGCCGGCGTTGAACTCGGTGGGCCGGATCAGCGCGATCTTGGTGCCGTTGAGGAAGTCCTTGCTGACGTAGAAGTCGCCGCCCTTCCGCGGCCAGTTGGCGGCGGACCAGTCGTCGATATCGAGCTCGAGGTCGTTGGGGTTCTGCCCAGGCGCGCCGACGCTGCTGTTGACGATCGCGGTCGGGCCCGACGGCGTGGCTCCGGAGTAGACCTGCTCGCCGTTCAGATAGAGCCGGAACACCCCGCCCGCGCCGACCTTGTAGACGATATCGACCTTGCACCAGACGTCGTGGCTCGCCAGGCCGTTCCACACCTCGAGCTCGAAGCCCGAGATCACCGTCACCAGGGAGAGCACCGAGCTCGAGTTGCTCGAGAAGATGGCAATGCCCCCGCTCGCGGTGACGCCGAGCACGTGCCCGACACCGGCCGACGGCGTGGTCGAGTAGCGCCAGAAGTTGCTGGTCGCGGTCGGCAGCTTCCGCAGCCGGATGTAGAGCCGGTCCCACTGCTCCTTGACGTCGAACGGGGTCGCGCCGGACGACGTCGGAGCCAGCGAGTAGGTGGCGCTCGTCTGCCCGCGCACCGCCAGGCCGCGGCCGCCGACGTGCCGGCTCGCATCGGTGATGCAATACTCGCCGACGTTGCCCACCGCTGCGCCGCGGCCAGGGGTTTCGAAGCCTTCCAGGAACAGCTTGGCCGGGGTCGCCGCCCACGAGGGCACGCCCGCCTCGTCGTTGCCCACGTTCGCGTTGGGCATGTAGACGAACTTCGCGATCCAGTAGTAGCGGACCGTCGTGCCGCCGATGCCCAGGAAGCCCCCTGTGTGCCTCGAGAACGTGTGCACGTCCGTCGGGAAGGGTTTACTGGGGGAGCTCGGCCAGTCGGTGTAGGAGTAGGGCGGCAGGTGCGCCCCTGGGGACGCCAGGCCGATCCACGGCGCGTCGTAGTCGATGGACGCCCCGCCCTCGGGTGGACCTGGCACGTAGGGCGGCAGGTTCACCCCGTCGGGGTATTGCGCGTTGAGCTCGGCGACCCGCTCGGCATCGTCCAGGACGATGTAGAAGGTCAGGTTCTGGACTCTGTTCGCGTCGAAGATTGCCACCGCGCCCCCGCCTCTGAGAAAGGCGGGCCGCCGGCGGGGTTGCCAGCTGACAACCACCTGTTGTCAGCCGCCCCCGGCGGCCCTATTGAACGGACCCCGCTAGTCGTTCAGCGGGTCGGCCTCGACGGCCTGGTCGAGCCGTGCCGTGGCGGCCGCGGTGGTCGGCGGGTCGCTATTCGGCACGGTGGGGAACGCACCCACGCCGGCGCGCAGGTCGCGCGTAGCGCGGTTCGATCGCCGGATCGCTTCGTTGGCACCCGTGGTGTGCAGCTGCGCCCCGCGGGGTGCCGGGCGCATCCAACGAACCGAGTAGTCCTCTTCGAACTCCAGCTGGAACACGTCGCCGGGACGCCGGCGCGCGTGCGCGTAGTAGCCCAGCTGCGTGGCCTGGACGATGCGCTTGCTGGGGGTGCGCTTCGGGCCCTCGGCCCGATCGCTGTCCGGCAAGTCGTTGTTGGGACCGCGACCCACGCGCACGGTGTCGCTCTTCGCCGGGCCGATCGGCGGTGCCGGCGAGGTGCGACCCTCGCGCGGTGACGCCTCCGGCGGGAGCCGGCCGGCTTCGACGTCGCGGTGGTCGACGATCGTCTGGTGGTTGATGGGCAGCTGGTCGTTGTCGACGTCGTCGTCGCTGCCGCCGGCGGCCGCTTCCGCGGCTTCGCCTTCAGCCTGGGCGCGCTGCGCTGCCTTCTCGTCGGCGCGCCGGCGCTCCGCGGCCGTGCGCGTGTCGCGCTCGTCGCGGGTCGTGGCCTGCCGCTTGTTGCCTTTTTTCGCCATGGTGCTGATCTCCTCGAGCTCTCACAAGTGAACGGTTGAAACGGTGGCGAGCGCGGACTCGGGTTAGACCGAGTAGCCGCGCGCGTAAGCCGTCGGCACCGACTGCGAGCTCATCTGAGCCGGCTGCAGTGCCGCGGTCACCGTCGCCGTCGGCGAGGTGCCCGTCATGGTGTATTTGAGCCCGAGGTAGCGCTTGGTGACGCGACCCGGATCGACGGACACCTCGTGGACCTTGCCGGCCGCGACGGCCGACTGCGATCCGCTCGAGCCGATCACATCGCTCGAGCTCAGGTCTGCGTTGGCCGACTGGACCACCTCGATGGTGATCGCCGGCGTGGTGCCGCCCATGGCGACGTCGAAGCCGACCGCGAAGCGGAGCGGCGTGCCCGTGCCGATATCCCGCTTCGGGGTGGTGTTCCCCAGGTCGATCGTGTTGGTGCTAAGGATCGCCGAGGTGCCGGTCAGCGCCTGCGCGTCCGACACGGTCAACAGAGCATCAATGAACATCGTGAACTCCTCCGCAAAAAGTTGCTGTCGCTGCCGCTTTCTGACCCGCTCGAGAGAGGGTCGAAAAGCCTACGTGACGCGCGCCTCGGTGTTGAGGATCGAGTCCACACGACGGATCGGCGTGGTGCCGAACATGAGCGTCGGCTTGCCCTCGACGTTCTCGTAGGTCGTGCCGCCGCCGGCGCTGACGTCGCTGCGCTCCTGCTTCCGCAGGTAGCGGCGCACGCGCCGGTTCATGTAGAACACCTTGCGCCCGAGCTCGTTGGGGATCATCTCCTCGGCCGCCTCCATGGCGTCGATCAGATCCGCCGGCGAGCCGCCCGCCAGGTCGCTGACGTCGATGTTCGCGATCCGGATCACGTAGCGCCAGTCCTTGACGACCAGGCCCGCCTTCCACTGGTAGCGCTCCTGGAACGCGCGCATGCGGTTGCCGGCCACGCCGGCGGTCACCTCGACGGTCACCTCGCCGAAGTCGTCGTGCACGATGCCGGCCTTCGAGCCGTTGGGGAAGATGCCGTGCGCGGTCTGCTCACCCCAGGCGACGAGCCAGATCGAGGTGTTGTCCGAGCCGCTGCCGCCGGCGTCGATGATGTTCTCGCCGCTCGCCACGCCGGTGATCGCCGAGTAGCGCGGCGCGAAGCCGGTGAACTCCTCGAGCGCGATCCCGACGTTGCCGTAGAACAGCGTCGACGCCATCTCCTGGTTCATGGCTTCCAGGAACGCGCTCGCCTCGGAGAGCCGGAAGGCGCTCGCGTTGCCGTTCAGCAGCACCAGGTCCTTGTCCACCTCGGACCAGGCCTCGAGCATGCCGCTCTGCTCGTCGACCTGCGCCGTCGAGCTCTTGCTGGGCGGGATGCCCTGGTTGATCATGCGCCAGTAGACCGTCGGCAGGCCCGTGCGGATCGTCACGCGGTGCCCGGTCGGCAGGTTGCCCTCGCGCCACTGCATGTCCTCGAGCACCTCGTTGCTCTGCTTGAGCATCTCGATGATCACGGGGACCTTCCCGTTGGGATCCAGGCGCTTCGCCCAGTCCAACAGCGTCAGCACTCCAGTCGAAAGTGTTGCCATTTACGCTCTCCAGTGATGGGCGATCTAGGTCTTGTCGGCGGCGCGCGAGTCGGCGTGGTCGTAGAGCACCGCAGCCTTGTCGGCGGCGGTGACGGCACCCGTGCTACTGCGGTGGCCGGCAGGCCCTGCGTCTTCACCCATCAATCGGCCCAGGTCGGCCAGGAACGACACGACCTGGATGTGATTGCCGGATCCCCCTCGGGCGAGGAAATTGTTGAACGCGTCACGCATCGGGTGACCGACAGGACGCACCTTGTCGATCGCCAGCTTCGCGAGGCGCTGCGTCTCCGCGAGCTTGTCGCCGCCGTAGGTTTTGTCGGCCTTCGTTTCGTTGGCCCACGCATCGCTCTGGACCTTGATCCGCGCGAGCGTGTCTTCGAGGAAGGCCTGCGCCTCCTCCTGCGACATATCCTGCGTGCGGGCAACCGTCTCCAGCTGCCCGAGCAGCTGATCGTCGACGCCTGCCTTCATGTCCTCCGGCACCGTGAGCGCATACTTCTCGGGAGCCTTCGGCGTCGTTGTCTCGCCGGCCTTGCTCTCGGTCGTGGTGCTGCCCTGGTCGCCAGTCTTCGCTGCTTCGCCCTGGGGCGCTTCGCCGGTCTTCTCGGCGGTGGTGCTCGAGCTCGTCGTCTCGCCGGGTTTGGTTGCGGTCGATTCGGTGCTCGTGCCGGCGGGGGCTTCGCTGGTCGCTGCGCCCGTGCCGGTCTTAGCTGTTGTCGTCATTGCTCTGTGCCTCCGCGGCCGCCTGGACCGCCTGTGCTTCGCGATCGAGCGCGCCGCCGCGCTGTCGCGCTTCCTGCTCCATCAGCAGGTATTCCCTGGGGCAGTGCTCCGTCACCAGGTGGAGCAGCATGTGCCCGTAGTCCTGGCGGCCGGCGTTGTAGTGGATCTTCGCGCTCGGATCCCAGATCGACTCGTAGACGCCGGCGCGCGCGATCAGCG